CCCGATGATCTCCCGGACATCCACCATCCCAATATCAGGGGAGCGGCTGTCCTTGGAATGATTACGGTTGTCCCCCAGCACAAACAGATGCCCTTCCGGCACCTGTACCGGGAAGTCAACCCCCTCCCAGGTCCAGGTCGGCTCGTTGATATATGGCTCATCAAGCAGCTCCCCGTTGCGCCGCACCTCACCGGTATCAAAATCAATCTCGATCGTGTCTCCGGCGAGACCGACCACCCGTTTGATAATCACCTTTTCTGCAAGATCGGGCGCGTTGACCACAAGGATGTCACCATAGGAGGCGTTCCCACATCCTGCCACCTGCAACAGCAGGTTTTCGCGATCCTCCAGCGTCGGGAACATCGACCCACCGTCCACCGTAGCGGTCCGCACAAAAAAACAGCAGACCACCAACAGCACCCCCAACATCCAGACAAACGACTCCACAAGCTCATAAAGCTCGCTGATCTGGCCCTCCTTTTTTTCCATCGCTGTCATACCCTTCCTTGTCATACTTTTCACCCGATACAGCCTGCCGCCTCAAACGGGTAAAGCCGAAATACTGCCTTGCCCATGATTTGACGCAGGTCTACCATGCCGATCGAGCTGTCCCGGCTGTCAAGCGAGTGGTTTCGGTTATCCCCCAGCACGAAAACCGTCCCATCGGGCACAACAGCCGGAAAATCCACATCCCGGAAAGCGTGGGTCGGCTCGTAAATATACGGCTCGTCAAGCAGCTCCCCATTGCGCCGCACCTCGCCCGCTGAAAAGTCAATGTCAATCCGGTCCCCCGCACGTCCGATCACCCGCTTGATGACCGGTGTTTCCCCGGTCCCAGTGCGGTCAACCACCACGATGTCCCCATATTGCGGGTCATGATAGCCCGCCTGCCAGAGCAGCAGCCGCTCCCGGTCATGCAGGGTCGGTACCATCGAGGAACCGGAAACGGTAGCAGTACGCACCAGAAAAACGAACGCCAGCAGAATCAGGACGAGGGCATCCACGCAGGATTCCACCCAGTCAAATAATTCCCTCCTGCGGGTGCGCCGCGCCGAAATCCAGTTGAGCGAACGCCTGATCCCGTAATGAAACGTCTTTTTACGCCGGGATGAACCGCTCATCCTCTGCACCGCCTTTCCGCATCCTGAAAAATCAAAAAAAGTTTTTCCACTGTTTCGATTATTAAGATGCCCGGAACCAGGGCCTGTTATCTGCCGCATTTAAAAGGAAAAGCAGCCGCAGAAATCGCGGCTGCTTTTTTGCATCAGAATCAGATTAGCGGATGATGTCCTTGACCTTGGCAGCCTTACCAACGCGGTCACGCAGATAGTAGAGCTTGCTGCGGCGGACACGGCCTTTGCGGACCAGATCCACCTTTTCGATATTGGGGGAGTGGATCGGGAAAACCCTCTCAACTCCGCAGCCATGTGCCACCCGGCGGACGGTGAAAGTCTCGGAGATGCCGCCGTGTTTCTTCGCAATCACGGTGCCCTCAAAAACCTGAACTCTCTTCTTCTCGCCCTCTTTGATCCAGACGTGCACCTTCACGGTGTCACCGATCTCGACTTTGGGCATCTCTGCTTTGATGCACTCGCTTGCAATCTGCTTTAAAGCGTCCATACTGTTCCTCCTAAATTTTATCAGACATTCATTCCCGAACACACGGCAGAGGACTGTCTGGCTTACATGTGCAGCCGGTTGGCTGGGCATGAAGACCCGTTGCAGGATCACAACGTCCATTACATGCAATAGCTAGTCTACCATATCGCGCCAAAAAAAGCAAGCATTTTTTCCTTGGCCGCACAAAATTCGTAGGTTGTAATATTAAATGCGAAAGAACACGAACCCACCCGAAAGGGTGCGGAACGGTTCTATCGCATTTATTTTTTTATACCACAACCGGGCCGGGAAATCAAGTGGGGAGGATTCCACCATGAAAAAGCAAAACGAAATCCGCTATATCGTGACCGACGTTGTAAGCATTCCGGTTATCAAGTTGAACAGCAAGACAGAAGCTTATAAGCAGGCGACGAAACCCGGCTGGGGTACGGTCGAGTGGTACAGCGCGGCGGACGGCTACAAGAACCCCGTTTTCCGCGACCGCAAGGACAAGACGCAGGAATTGGCTTGCGACGAAGATAGCCACGCGGACCTCTACACGAAGAACGGCGGCGGCGGAAATCGGGACCGCGAAGCTGTATGCGGAAACGCGGCAGGAAGCGGGCGGCGGGGCCGGACCCCCGCCGCGGGAGAAAGAGGAACGGGGGTGAATAGCGGTGCGGCGGTATAAATACCTGACCTTTGCGGACCGGCGGCGGATTGCCGCATGGTATCAGGCAAACGAACGCCCGGCGGATATTGCAGATCGGCTGGACGTGACGACAGCGACGATCTACCGGGAATTGAAGCGCGGGGAAACCGTCGGCGACGACGGCGCGCCGGTTCTGGACCGGAACGGGCGGCGGGCATATAACCCGGTTATCGCCCAGCAGACAGTACAGGAAAATTTCAGGCGGCGGGGCCGGACCCCGGCGGAAAGCCTGCAAGGAGGTTTCGGCGGTGACACAGTTTGAAAAGATCACACAAAGCCCGGAAACGCTGGGCGCGTTCCTTGCGGCCCTGCCTGTCATGGATGGGCCGTGGGACACAGAATTTCACGCGCAGTATTGCGCCGACTGCCTTTATTTGGGGTGCGACGATTGCCCGCATGAGGAATTCAGGAACAAACCCGGCTGGTGGCTGACCCTTGAAGCCGGAAAGGAGCTGGACGCATGAAAAAGAAAATCACTTTCCCGGATTGGACCGGCCCGGCGGGACGACTTATCACCCGGAACAGGGAAAACGACCCGCGCCCCATTTGGAGGGAATACGATCAGAACCCGGAAAACGATTCCCTTTCCCTCCGTGTAACGCTGGAAATTGCCGGGGGTTCGACCCTCTTTGAAACGTTCGACAGTGAGGAAGCCCGCGCCGCGGCCTACACAGAGCGGAGCCGCCGTGAAACATGGCGGAACGCCCTTGCTTTTGCTGAACAGTTGTGGCGCGCCGCGCAACACCGCGAATATACCGTTTTGTTCATGCCGGAAAGCAAGGCGACAGGGCGGGAAAGAATTTGCATATATCAACGCTTGTCGCCCTATCCGGCGACGGGAAAGGCGGTGGAATGATGGACAAGCCGAAAGCCCTTTACCTTGTGAAGAATTCGAGCGGGTGCGCGCTTCACGTTTGGGCCGTGTCCAGCGATCAGGCAAAGCGGATTTTCTGCAAAGAATACGGGATTCGCCCCGGCGACTATTGGTGCGGCCTGTCCGCGCTGACCGCCCGGAAATTAAAGCCGGAAGAGGTCAAAGCATGGGAGGAACAGGCGGAAGCGGAGCGGGACACGCTGGTTTTTATCCGCGGAATGCTGGAGATTGGCGCGAAAGCCTACGCCGAACGGGGGCGCGCTGTATGAGCGTTTGCCGCCGGTGCGGGCAGGAAATCGAATGGATAACAACCGCCGCAGGGCGCGCGATACCGTTTGACCCTGAACCCGTGTTTGTGATTGAGGGCGACGGGCGGGACACTTTCACGACGGACGACGGCGCGCCGGTTGTGGGCCGCGTTGCCCGCCCGGAAGAGGAATCGCCGGAACTGCCCGTTGCATTTGTTCCGCATTGGAAAACGTGCGGGAGGGGGTGAGATCGTGAAACGTCAATTCTGTTTGCCCTGCTTCCTTGAATTGAAAAAGGCGGGGACGCACAATGTCCAGCGCGTCGGCGGCGGGGTCAATATGAAGATCACTTGCTGGAGGTGTAAGCGCCGCCGGTATGGGGCCGAATACGAAATTTCGCGGAAAGTAGGTGCAGGACGTGACGGGGGCTGAACTGAAAGCGGCCTTGATGGAGGAATACCCGGTGCGTTATGCCGGTATCACCTATCAGAAAGTAACCGCGCTGATCTATCGAAAGGGCAGTACACGAATTCAGATTTCGGCGGAACTGCTGGACCGGAACGGGCGCGCCGTGGTGATTGCCCCGGCGGGGAAAATTGTAAAGGGGACAAGCAAAGCCCAAATACGAAATTTTTCCCCTCGGTTTTCACGGGACCCTTTGCGCCGA